TATTTTTGCACCAGTAATCGCATCATCTGCGATTTCTGCTGTGACAACACCACCATCTTTAATAGTTACTGCACCACTAGACACACTAAAGTTATTACTTGAAAAAGAAGCAATACCTTTTGCACTTGTAGAAGCAAAAATATTACTATCAGTAAGATCAACTGCTAAAGTTGAAGAATTGTCATCTGAACCAGAAGTAACTGTACCACTGATACCATTACCATAAGTAATATCTTGTAATGTAGGTAAGTGAAATACCTCAACACTACTATTATTATGTCTACCGACATATAATTTTTTATCTGCCTGATTTAATGCTAACTCTCCATTAGCTAATGAACTAGGTGCGCCAGTATTTGTATTGCTACTATGTCTTTTAATTTGGACTGTATTTGCCATAATCTATCCTATGTATATGTTCCACCCTCAAGGGTTTTATTAGTTAAAGATTGACTAGAACCAACATCTACAATATCATCATTGTTTGAACCGCCTACAGTTTTATCATCTAATTGATTTAACTCTGATGCAGTAGCAGTAACACTATTAAGTTTCGACAGATCATTTTCTGTAACACCACTGTCTTTTACTTTAGTAATATTACTATCTATTTCTGTTCCTGTGTGTGCTGATGTATAGTTTGCCATATCTATAGAATAGACAATAAGATGACACTACTCCATATCCAATTCTTTATACAAGTCTGTATCTTTCATCCTTTTAAATCCACGACCTATGTCATCAGAAAGTATTAAAGGTTTGCTAAAGATTCTATGAGCTTCTACTTCTTTATCACAATCATTACAGTTATGTTGTATAGGATTGTTTCTATTTTTGACACTCATTACAGTTTCAATTATTTTTTTGCAATCGCATTGTGCGATATATTCATATATGGGCATATTATTCCTTTTTGATAAGATAGGGGGATCCAATGAACCCCCCTACATTATTATGCGTTGTTAAAATTAACAATCGGCAAAGATGCGCTATTAGCAGCATGAGATAGTGCAGCACCAAATAGAACATCTGCTACTACTGCAGTAGCTAGATAATCGACTTGATACTCGGACTGAACTCTAGGAGCTAACTGTTGTGCGAAGTAAACACTATTTCTGTTAAAGATAGTAGCAGTTTCATCGCCAGATCCTCCATCATCATCCCAATCTGTGGACACATATACTGGCATACCATAAGCATTTATGATTTGACCAGTAGCTAGTGGGTTTTCGCTATCTCCTCTCTTTTGAGCTTCTGTAAAGTCGCCTAAAGAAAGTAATGACATATAAGCAGCAGGAGAACAATAGAAGAAAGTGTCTCCATCTGTATAGTCATAGTTAGCATCCAATAGTTTTTGTAGACCACTTCTAACCAAAGCAGTGGTAAAAGTGTTGTCAGTTGAAAGAGCAACATCATTTGCACTAGCAGTTTGAAGTAATAAAGCGATGTAGTTTTCTACTTTTTTACTTAAAGCATAACCCATTGAACGAGCATAAGCATTAAATAAGTCAGCAGATTCTTGAACTCTTACGATGTCCTCGATTCTTTTCGCTTCATAGTGGTGTTGATCTACAGATAATTGGATAACCCCATCTGTATTTGCTGAGTAAGTAACAGCACTGTCTGCAGACTTAGCTGCAGCAGTTTCTTCTGCTACTTTAGGGATATTTAAGATGTCCCCTCCACCTGACAACATAGATGAGAAGTCAAGAACTTGATTTCTAATCTGAAATTGTCTTTCAGCATAATCTAAGATGGCGTCACGCCACATTTCGGGAATAAAATTTGCTGCAGTTGTTGTTGTTACATTAGCCATTTTATTTCATCTCCAAAATTATGATTTGTTTTTATAAGTTTCTACAATGGTACTCCAGTTTTTTCTGCGATCGGATTGATCCATATCTTTCCAAGCATCTTTTTCTAAAGCCATTTTTGTAGAACTACTTTCTTGTGTTGCAACTGGTTTCTGAACTTTATTTAAATCAACAAATTTTTGTAATTTAGATAAAGATAGATCCTCTGCAATCACTTTTTGATCATCTGACAAGTTTTCTAAAAGGTTCGACCTAAACTCTTGTTGAAAACTATCAAACTCATCAGCTTTTGCCTTGTAAGTATCTCGTTCCTGAGATAGGCTTTCTGAAAGCTCTTTATATTTTTCTTGTTCTACGAGCTTTGCTTCATCGGATGCCTTAATTGTAGCCTTAAGATCGTTCAATTCTTCACGAAGTTTCGCTTTCTCTTGACGATGCTTTTTGGCTTCATATACTAAACTACCAATGTTATCTGATGATGGGGTTTCTTGAGTCGGCTCTGACTCTGTTTCTGTGACCATATTCTGGTCGAGTGTAGTGTCTTCTGACATTATTACTCCTTTATATTGTTAATGTAATCTTAAAATCTCTTTTTCTTTTTAAAACTTCGCCTAAATTACCTTTCATATTCTTGCTTAAATCGTTTACAATTAAGTCAAAAGTTTTAGTTGGTATCTGTTTTTTACTTTTTTCTAAAGCATATTGATAATTTTTTCCTTTACTAAGTCCTACTGGTAGGTCCTCTAATTTCAAGTAAGAATCTAAAGCATAAGCGACTTTCGTCTTGGAAGTAACTCTTCCCTCTGCCCTAAAACTTTTATACATATTACCGGTGTGAAAAAAATCTGCTCTGTCGGGAGCATTAGGTCTTTTTCTCTTCTTTCTCTTCTTATAATTGTCTGATAACTTTGCTGTTCTCTTACCAAAAACATTTCTTTGACTAAACAATATATCTCTATGACTTTCTGCAGCTTTCTGTGCAGTTTGTTGATTTTGTTTACGAGATGGGAATAATTTTACGTATTTACTAGCCATCTTTCCTGCTTTCGTAGTACTCTTGTTGTGTTTTTATGTTTAAAGCACGATTTTTTGATTTATACCTTGCTTGTAAACCATCAAATCGTTTTTTGGCATTATCTTGATCATTTCCATCTATGTTATTTGCTATCTCCCAATACCCTCTACAATTAGGACCACCACGATCAAAGAAAGCACCTGGGAAGTTAGCCTCTATTTCTTTTTTAGTCATTTTACCAAAAGAAACCATTTTTACACATAGATGTCTAGTCTTATCATCTAGTGGGTTCACAAAAACATATTCTGTATCTCCTGACATATCTCTTGACATAGTTTGTGTTACTAAATTCGCATAATCTGCTATTTGAGTTTGAATAAACGTAGTTACTGAACTAGCTCTTAAAAAATAGTTTCGTTCTATAAGTTGTTTTGTTTGAGTAGCAGAAAAACCACTAGCGATACCACGAATTACTTCTAACTTTACTTTTTCTCCTAATGAGAGTGTGTAGTTAGCAATTAATTGTTCGTGAGCAAGTCTAAAAGATTGTAATTGTAATTCATTAACATTGCCATATAAAATTAAATCATCTAAAACAGAATCAATTCGGAACATATATTGATTTATTGCGTTAGCCATTAATAAGTCTTGCAACCAATAATCTGCAATAATTACCCCCCCTAGCACAGTCAATGGATCCACTTGTTCTTCTTCAACTAAGGAAGATTGCTCGATAAATGTATCGATAGCAGTATCGTAAGATTCTACAAACTCTTCTTGAGCTTGAGTAATAGTATCTTGTATAGGCATTATGATCTCAGTCTATTTAGTAATGGATTTTGTGGTTCTGGTTGTTCAACTTCGTTTTCTTTAACCATCTTCTCAATTTGTTCATCACTCATATCTGGATTGTTGTATTTATACCAATTCTGTTTATTATCTAATCCTTGGTCAAACTTCCAACTCCAGTAATTAATTTCTTCTTGAGGATCTAAGTACATCTTAGGTTCTACAAAATCAACTGAATAGTCGTCATTTAAATTGACATTGGTTTGAACTTCAATAATTCTTTTGTCAATTTCATATCGTTTCTGTTCAAATACACGATAAGTGTCTTCAGTAGTAGCAATACGTTCTTCCATATTTTCAATCTCTTGTATACGAAGCGCACTACCACTAGGTGCATTACCATGTGAGTCTGCCCATTTAATTCTTAAATGATTATTGGATAATGTTGCAGAAACATAGAATTTAATACCATCAATAATTTGACTAATAGAAGCACTAGGTCCGGTAATACCGAAATTAGCCCCCTCCGGTAGATATAATAATTTATCTACACCTAATTCAATTCTACTGGCATCATCCACCCCAGTTACATAGCGAATACCAATAGCACCAAATCTTAAACATAGTGCTAATTCAGTCATTGCTATTGAGGTGTGCAAGTCTGCAGAAACAACATCCCCGGCATTGGCAGAATAAAACTGTCCACGAAGTGGGGGATAGCGATGGGTGTATACTACTGGCACAATTCCATAAGGATTTAAGTCGCCATCATTGAAAGATACTTTGTTTCCATCTATGATGCCAAAATGTCTTCCCTCATACCCAGGTCTATCTTCTGTCCAAACTACCATCATATCTTGTGATTCGTCAGAAGAATATCCATAACTAGGAACGAAATAAGCAATACCAAAAGGCTTATCTTCGTAAGGCAAAAACAAAGGTTCAAAATGTGTTAAATTTTCGTATTCTACTTTTTGTGTAGTTTCATCCCATCTACAACGAAAAGCCATACATCCTAACAAATAGGTTAATGATTCAAGTTGTCTTCTTTTGGCATTTAAATCATGCACATTAACATAATCTTCATACCTAGAATCAACAGACATTACTGGAGGTCTTTTATAAGTCATCGAACGAGCTTTAATTACTCTTCGAGTTAAGTTTTGATTAAATACTGGAATCTGTGCAAGTGTTTCACTTCCAAAATATGATTTTACATATTCATCAGTATTTATACCCTCATAAAAATCTAATAATTTATCAATCTCTTTATGTCTTTCAGTTTCTATATAACTAAAGTGTTCTGAAAGAGCATTTATAATATTTTCTGTTGCTACATCTTTTGTTATTACCATTGTATCGTTCCTGCCTTGTTCTGTTTAATAGGGTAAAGGTTTACTATAAAATATCTTAGAGTATCTGCGTGGTGGTCATTTCTACCATCTTTTAAAGGTTCTTCTTTTAATCGTTGATCTGATTTCTTTTCTGGGTATCTATAATTCTCAATACTTTCAATACTGGATTTACAACCCTCATCATAGAAGATATGAGGATCTCCATCGGCATCTTCAAACCAACTTCTAACATGAGCAACACCATTTGCGATGTTACGAGAAATTCTATCTCTTTTGTATTGAACATTAATACCATGTCTTCTAAAAATTTCTATATCTCCAATACCACTTTGTGCTTGAACTCCCCCCCCTGCAGGATCACAGAAGTATCTTCTGACATCATAAGGTTTATTTAAAATCATTTTTGCTAAGTCTTCTGTCTTAATATTTTCTTCGTGACAAATTTCATCAATCACATAAATGGTGTCTAATTCGTCTTCATTATCTGCTGTTTCTATTTGAAACCAATTCACACAAGGCATCCTAAAACCAAAGTCAATAGAACAGTAAGTAGGTAAATCGGGATTGTATTTGTAATTACCGATATGAACCCTACGATCAAAATCATATACCTTACCTGCAAATGAAGTAAACTCTGCTCCAAACTCTTGAGCCAATGTTTCTTTTGTAAGTGTCTTTTTAAGTTCATCCATTGTTTCCTTAAAGTATGGAGATTCCCAAGATGGATGTTGCCAGGAGTCCCAGTCTTGATATTCTTTTTGTTGTCCTCGTACATATAAATCATAAATCCAATTATACCCTAAAGGTGTAGTGGTAAATAAGCACCACCCCTCTCTGTCTGATAATGTTGGTCTTAAATATTGTTCCCAGACAATTTGTTTTACCCTAGCTGCCTCATCAATAATCATCCAGTCAAGCCCCTCCCCCACTAAGGAATCTGGGTTATCACAAGACTTAATCCACAATTCGCTATTTAGTCCTAATAATTTTAAGTAATAGATTTGTCCGGATATTTCTTTTTTGGCTGCAATAGGTAGTTTTAAATCCAGAATTACATACTGCTTAATTAAACGAGCAACTTTATCACATAACTCATAATTAGGAGCAACTACCCACCCCCTAGTGTTGGGGGTAAGTAAGTATGGGAGTGCTTCGGCTGCAGCAGAAAATGACTTTCCTGATCTACGACCTTGAATATTTACTCGAAACCTAGCACAAGAGTCATGAACATCTAATTGATTCTGTGTAGGAACATAATCGATTAATGACCAGAGCTTTTCTTTATTCAGTATCTTCTTTAGCATCTATTGGGTTGTCCACATATCCACACTCTTTTAAGATCGCTTCTAGGTTTCCACTGAAATCGACTTCTTGTTTTTCAGATTGTCCAAGATATTGCTTTCCTAAAAATATTAATAATGCAGTGTTTCCTAATGATGCGTGTTTCCATTGAAGTTGTCTAAGTCGGATTTTCATTTGTTCTTTCCCAGATTCTAATTCTGACTTATACTTTTTACGAATTGTTGATTCATCACATTGGAAGAATTTTGCAATCTCGATTGTACTACAACCGAAACTAGCTAACATTTCGACTTTCTCTGGATCAATATTTAAAATTTTTGGCATTGATTTTTATCTTTTTGAGTTTTTGTTTAATACTTTTCTTTTTTCCTAATAATTTTTTAGGTATGAAGTTTCGTGCTGTAACTTTTGTAACGTTCATTTTCCAATTTTTCTCATAGCAGAGGTATGAGCTTGTTTAAAGGTTTTACCTTTTCTCATTGCTGCTGCCATACTTCTTAGATGTGCTTTGGTGTGATGAACTTTATGTTTGCTCATTTGTCTTTTTTGAACTTTTGACAATCCTTTAAGACTAACACCTTTCAAATTCTTAGCCACTAGTATCTTCTTCCTCTAATCATCTTTTTTTTCTTTTTTTTCATTTTTTTCTTTTTTTTACCATATCCGATTCCTTTTGGCATGATTCCCCCTTTATTTTAGTTGTTCATCTAATTGCTTTTTAGACTACAAAAACTGTTCGCACTTCATCAAAGCTCTTCGCCAGTAGGTTTTTGCACTACTAACAGAAATATCAAGCCCCTGGGCAATGTGGGGGAAAGTCATTAGGCTAAGGCGAAGTTTAAATACTTGTCGTTCACGAACAGAAAGAACATCATAAGCCTCGTGGGCTTTTAACTGCCATTTACGATCTTCGGGATCCACTAAGCCAGTTTCAAAGATTCTTAACTTCTTCACAAACTCTGTTCTAAGGTCTTGTGCATCTGTGAGCATTTCTGCATTTTTATCTGTGAGCATCTCCCAATCACTCATTTGTCAAAACTCCTTTTACAAGCATACTGAAAATTTTTAGAGTCAAACACGCACCCCCCCGCTGCTTGTCCTTGGGTATAGGGGGGTAAAAGTTCCGGTAATTATACATAATGTTTATTATATGCAAAGTGTTCCGAGGAAGTCAAGCAGTTTAGATCCATTGCTTGACAAAGTGGCAGAAAGGGGGGGGCTTTTTCCGCTTACTTCCCTTTTTGTTCATTTGGACATAAAAAAAACTTGATAAAAAGGGGGGTGTATTGATCCTAATCGGTTCAAAAAGAAAATTCCCCCTTTTTTTCTATTTATTATTATATTGTATTAACTGACTTATTTAACTAATAAAAGGAGAGTAGATAAAATGAGAAGTATAATATTAAAATCAATGCTAGTATTTTGTATGGTAGTTTGTGCAATGGGTATGATTGTCATACCTTTCATGATGCAATTTAACCAAGCAAACCCATTGCTTTTGAATTGGTTTGTAATGTGTGTTTTTGGTTTACTAGTTGCAATTATGATGTATCAAACAGAGTTGGAATATGAGCAAGAGATTAACGAATTAGAGTTTGTTGAAGATGATTATGATTTTACCATTAAATACAAAATATATGATGGGGAAATATTCGAATATAATGGCGAAGAATATGATGGTCTAGATTATGAGCAAGTGATAGAAGACACTCAAGAAGAACTTCAAACTCTAGCAATGTCTTATGTAAAAGATGAGGAGGAGGAAGATGAGTTATAATAATATAATGCAAGGTGTGGCAACTAAATATGAAGAGGGCAAGTATTTAACTTCTTGCTCTTGTATTCATTATAAAGATGAAACCACTTGCAGTGATTGTGGCAGTATCAATGTTGAGTTTGATTATGAGGTTAAAGGCTTATTTAATCAAAGTCATATTGAAGAATATTATTGCCTAGATTGTAAAAGCACCGAAGAAATTGCATCTTATCAATCAAACATTTATGGACTTGCAGAAATCATTGCAAGACATCAAAAAGGGTTTGATTATACAAGGTATGGAGGTAATGGTTTATATGCCGAAATGTGCTTTAAAAATGAACTTAAATTACAAAATGTTGTATTAGATAAAGCACACGATTTAATTCAATTCCCAGTGATTTACAATCTTAATGAAGATGATATTAACGAACTTAAAGCCAATGTTGTCTTCGTCTTTGATGAGTGGGCTAGTAAGCAAAATAAATGCCCTAAAGACTGCAAGAACATTGAATATGTGGAAGAGTTAATATGTGGAGAATTGGAGCATTGGGGTTGTGATGATTGTGGCAAGTCTTTCAATGTATCAATTGAGATTGTAAGAGACTTTAAAAATAAGGAGGTAAGATAAATGGAAATAAATATAGAAAAAAATAAGATAAATGGGAGTTTGGTTTTATCTGCTTTAGTTGATGATAATTATTTTAAAATGGTTTTTTATTATCACACTATTTCGGAGGCTAAAAGACTATTTAAAAAGGAAATCAAAAAACAAAAGTAGGCGAAAACTAGGGGCTTAATTGTCCCTAGTTCACACCCATTAAGGCTATTCTGTCGGGTGTCTGATGAGCAGAGAATAGCCAAGATATTTGAAAATTAGATAACGACTGCGAAAGCAAAAGGAGGTAGTATGACTATCATTAGTAAACTATGCTATAGGCTTAAAAAAAGCCCTATGACATACAAACAAATGCAAAACTTCACTTATTACCAATCAAAGAAAGGGCAAGGGGTAGACAACCCAAGAAAAGCCCCTAATGGTTGGTATTGCACCAACCTTTGGACATTAAAAACAAAAGGTATAATTGCTAAAAATAAGGAGGGTTTGTATTACTTAACTAGTTTAGGCGATAAATATAAAAAAACCCCTTATGCTCTTACTTTGGAAAGGTTAAAAATGCGATATGATAACCTTTCTAAATCTTCCTGGAAAATGCAATTAAGATACTGGGAATTAAAAAGAGAAAATGAGGAACTACAAGAAAGAATAAATTCAAGCATTAAGATCCTTAAAGGCTTGGAATTAGAAAGGAGCAGAAATGACTAGAAAGCATTTCATAGAAATTGCTAAAATTCTAGGGCAGTTCACTAAATCAAATGATGATGAAATCGTTAAGGCGATGATTAGGTTTTTGATGAAACAAAACCCATATTTCAACATTAGCAAATTCAATCATTATGTGGCAGAAGTGAGAAACAACACCCAAGGCTAGAAATTAGCAAAGCAGATGAACCCAACGAAAGGGGGACAAATTTTTATTTGTTCCCCTTTTTTTTTGCCCTAAAAACTGCCTCTTAAGTCAGATCTTCTCTAATATTATTTTTCCCAGGGTTTTTTTTGATTTTATTAACTATAGATAATTTGTCCCTAGGGCTACTAGTCATAAAACAAGATTTCAACTCTGAAACATCGGCATAATCGGTGTGCCACCCTAATATCTGAGAGCAGAGGGTTTTTTCTGATAGCTGCTCAGCAAATGGGCAAGTCATATCCGGTTCTTCACTATGTATGCACTCGTTAAAAAAATTTTCTTTGATTACCATACTACATCACAAAAAAGGCTACACCCCCCCTAACCCCCCCACCCCAGTACCTTTTTTACTGGTATTATTGGTACTAATATTCAGTATTTATACCAATACTTACCATAACTGGAAACCGGGAGGGGGATACCCCCCCCACCTCCCAGGATCTTATTTCTTGCACTTTGTAAAAGTATTGTTTACTTTTTCTTTAATGATAACTTTAATAGAAAGAGGTAGTAATGAGTGAAATAAAAGGTGTTAGAAATATGATTAACAAT